TTGATGCGGAAGATCTTAACAAATCCGCAGATGATAGGGTTTGCTATAAATGTGAAGAGATTCATGATGCTGGATGTCCTAAGGAATCTGAAATGGAGCATTTTTATGATGCCACTTTGCTAGATCAATTACATCAGGCTTATATACATGGTAAGTTAAAAGAGACTTTGGGAGAAATCAACTTTTCCAAGGTCAAAGTTCCAATGGATTTAGCAATATTGGGTGATGAGAGTTCTTGTTATGATCATTTTCTGCATAAGGAGATTACGGATACCAACAAGTTATGTACTGTATATTGGTGTATTTTGCAAAAGAGTGAAAAGTCATTTAAAGAGTATTGCCAGATAGCTTCTCAATTTATTACAGATACTGTTAGTACACCAATACTTTTTGTTAGGAAACACCTTAATAAAATTTTGTTAGGCATAGCCGCTATAATAACGGCAGTAGGAACTTATTATCTGTCTAAGAAATTTCGCCTTGGGGAAAGATTAACCAACTTGTCTTTGTATTTTGAAGAATGGTATGCAGTCCATGAAAATAAGAAACGTCTAGGGGAAATAATAGCTCAGGCTCCTAGACATCAGTATGGAGCAGCCATGCTAAAAGGATTAATGGATGGAGAGATTAAGGCTTATAAAGGAAAGAATGAAATACCATATTGGGCATTTTTTGAGGCGGAAGCCATGGAGGAATGTAAGGAAGCATTTAAAAAATGTGGAATGGAAGTAGATGAAGAAGAGTCAGAATATTGGAAAAGAGTTATCTCCATTTTAAGAAGAGCAGGAGCAATTGATGAACAATCGTTGAAGGAAGGATTTAGGAAACCACCCAAAAAGATCACTAGGAAAGAACACGCAGGTTCCTTTGATTGTTCAATGTTAAGTAACAACTGTGTACCTTTATATGCAAATGTTTTTGAAGATGTTGTAGTAGGTTATGGATTTCTTGTCGATAATGTTAATATGTTGTTACCCAAGCATTATCTTACAGCTTATAGGTATTTGTATATTTCAGTAGGTTCATCTCAGACCAGACAAGAAATTAATTTGTTGAATTCCAGGAGCTTTGTGGATAAAGATTTGATGATTGTTAATGTTCCACCTCAACAGTCAGTTCGTAGTCGTTTAAAAATGTTTCCAACAGCTAGTACTTTAGCTAGTCAGTATGCAGGATATGGCCACAAAGTTATTGGAAAATTGTCTCTTACCACCGGGGAAAGTGATTCACATGGGGTTTTGAAAATGTGTGAAATTAGGCAGGAGGGGTCTGTCGTAGGAACCGAGTTTATGTCTCTTAGAGTTACCAAAGAGACTAAGCGCGGTATCTGTGGCACACCTTATATGTGTGGGTCATTTATATTAGGTTTTCATATTAATGGGGCTGGATTTGATGCCGGTATGGCATTAGTTACACGCGAAGAAATTCAGTCAGTACTTTTTCCAGGATTTGTAGAATATAGTTTACCAGAATGTGAGGAATATGTAGAAGAAAAATGGACAGGAAATGATGTAGGCTTTAATCACCTAGGAGCTTACTATGGAGAACAGGGGGATCTGTTGTCTGCCAATGTTAATATGACAACAGAAAAGATTCATTCAGATATGTATAGTCCAGAGGATTTTCCCGATGAATTTGATGTTTCACCTAAAAATTATGAAATTTTGTTCAATAGGAGTAATAAGTATGGGTTCCACCAACCGTTAGGGTCTCATTCAGCAAATGAGACAGCTTTTGCACTCAGTTTATATGAATTCACATTAGAAGGTCAAGAAAGGAACACCGAATTACTATCAGATGATATAGTTTTAAATGGAAATGAAGAAATAATGCCAATTAAGATAGATTCCAGTGCTGGTCACTGGTCATGTATTTCCAACAAAAAGAAAGCTTTTATTGATGTAGAAGAAACACCAGATGGTAATTGGTTTAAGTGGTCAGAAGATTATTATACAAAGAAACATCCAGTTTTAGGGAAATCCCTATTTGAAGTTATCAATGAAAGGGTAAAACTCGCGGAAAAGGGTATTCGTGCCGAGAGTTTTTGGGTTACTACTCTTAAGGATGAATTGTTGCCAAAAGAAAAAGTTGAATTAGGAAAAACTCGTGTTTTTGAGGCTCCTCCATTAGATACTACTATTTTGTTTAAAAGATATTTTGGCTATTTTGCTAATTGGTACCGGCATCAAGCCGGTCCCGTTTTGAGTCATACAATAGGAGTCGAGAAAGAGAAGATATGGGCTAGTTTATTTTACCACCTTAAGAGAAATTCAGATTATGGAATAGCAGCA